TTGAAAATTCTCGCACAAGGTTCCCGTCACTTTCAAAACTCTCTTTTCTTTTATAATTGCTTACCAAATTTGATTTTGTTTTGTTTCGACTTGTGCAAAGATGGGCTTTACTTGCCCAAACTCTGATTGTCTCTACTCGCGTAGCGAGTGGAGCAATCGCGCCCTCCGCGAGGAGGGTCTTTCTTTTAGCATGCGTTGTCCTGGCGCATGCTGCGGAGCAATGTTGGTCCGCAAGCAACAGGAACCCGAAGCTGTGGATCAGCGCCACAGCCCCGAAAGAGTGCGGATAGCGCCGCACCAAAATGTTTGTGCTGGCTTGCCAGGAGTGGGGCCTTCTAAGTGCCCCAAACATTCCCAGGTGCCTCTGGCACCAAAATCCAAATCTGTGCCTGCAAGGGCCACAGTTTCTGCTTCTCCTCTCAAGAAGCAGCACTGTGACGTTGTAGTCACTGTTGGCCCACCGGCCGACTTGGAGCTGGTTTATCCAGCTCTTGTTTCTAAGGGGTCTGCCAACCCCCCTAAGGTTGGAAAGAAGAGCTTCAATGAAGCTCTTCTTGAAAAGCGTGCAGCCTATCAGGTTCGCACTGCCGTTCCACCTCCTGGTCCAATCCGGGTGGTGAAGACCGCTGCCACCCCGGTCAAGGTGGAGAAGGTGAGGTTTCCTAAGGGAGCTGTTGCCTTCAACGGTGCCAATTTTATTGACGCCAAGGGCTACGTGGTCCTGAGCGCTGGTGCGCTCAAAATTTTGCGCGGGGTTCAAAAACTCCGGCGGCAACAGGCGCGATCTGCGCGTCGCATGGCTGCCTGCCGCCGTGTGCGGCTGGCAGTTTTTGCTGCTAGGCTGCCTTCGCTTTTGAGGAAGGCAGATGAAGCCACATCTGGTGGTTTCAAATACGTAGATCTAAACGCACCGAGGGTGGTGCGGAAGGCCGAAAAGCGGCCGAAGAAGAAACCCGCCAAGAAGGCGGTCAGGCCTGCCTCCCCTGTTGAGGAGGAAATTAACTGGGATGATTTTATCATTCCAGAATCTGAGAGGACTGCCTCCCCGATGAAGGAGGAAAAACCAAAGCGCTCTTTGGTCCCCAATTCATTGGGGTTTGGCTGGTGGCGCCCAGCCTCTGGAAATCTTTGGGATGTTGTATCCCAATGTCAGCGTGCCTGTGAGGGCACTTTTCTTGAAGCCTCTGCTGAGGCTTGTCTCGTGCGCGCTGGCGTAGATGATGTGGCCCTTTCTGTTTGGGCCCGAATCTCAAAGAGTGTTGTGCAATTATCTGCATATTATGATGTCAACACACTGTTAGAGAATTATACTGCACTGTCTGAGTGCACCATGGATGAATTACAATCTGTGGCAGTGCAGTTGGATTCAGAGTACCAGGAACTTGGACCACCCACACATTTTACCTGTGGGTTATCCAACTGGGCTCGTGGGGCAGGCAAAATTCTCTATAATTTTGTAGCCCCTACTGTGGAAGGGATAGCAGGCGCAGGATGCCGTATTGTTGAGCGTGCCTATGAGTTGTCCAAGACCGTTATTGATGAGATTTTCAGCAAAATGAAATCCCTCTTCTACGACTGTTTTGGCAACTTATTTGGCCATTTGAATGTGCTGCTATCTACAATTGATAGTTTTTGGGCTCGCGCGTCTACGTGGATAATGAACATTCTTGAAAAGACGCATGATTGCTTGAAAGTGCTTAGGGACAGTGCTGTCTGGTCCCTATTGTTAATTTTAGTTGGAGGTTTGATACTCCTTTCTGAAAGGTTCCTACAATCCATTGGTATAATTTCAAAGCCAGGAACCATTTTGGGTATCTTTCTTGCAACTTTTCTTGGCATCTTTGGGTACACTTTCTTTCGTAAGGACGATACTTTGGTGTCAGATCTTTTGTGTGCCTTCAAGATAGCCATTACAAATCTTTTCCGGACAAAGCCTGGTCCTCCAGGGTCTCCTATCATTGTGGACGGTGATGTGGTGATACCGGAAAGTGCTGTTGCAATGTCCACGTGCAGTTTTATGGGCGGTCTTGACATTGCAATTGCTGCTATTGGAAATGTTGGAGCTTCCATCCTTGGTTTTAAGGTTGGAGCTCTTCAATATGCAGCCAAGATCGCCACCTGCTTAGACCAGTTGCGCAAGGGCAAGGATGTGCTCAAAGAGATGACCTGTTGGATCATTGAAACCCTTGGCGCCCTATGGAATAAAATGACTGGTCGTGAAGCCACTTTCTTTGATGAAGTCTCTGCCATTGTGGCAGTTGACATTAGAGAGTGGCTTGAAGAGTCTCAAAACCTGTGCCTCGCAGCACAAACTTTCTCCATCGGGGATAAGATTGTTCTCGAACAGTGTGAACGTCTTATTGCTGATGGCCATAAACTTTTGCGAGGCATGGGTGATGCTGATCGGAAGCTTTCTAGTTCTTTTCTTTCAACGGTGCAAAGGAAAGTTTCTGATCTTGAGAAAATACATACTCAGTCTGTCCGTGCTGGGTATTTTGAAGGAAGAAGAATGGAGCCTTTTTGGGTGTACATTCACGGACCCTCCCATTGTGGTAAATCTCTCTTGATGGAACCTATGTCTAGGGAATTATTAAGAGCGGGAGGCTTTTCCGAGTCGTCTATCTACACCAAGAATTCTTGTGATAAATATTGGTCTAGGTATAGAAGACAGGCTTGTGTGCAGATTGATGATTTGTCAGCTGGTAAAACTGATCCATCTTTAGAGAGCCAGCTCATCAATCTCGTTGCTTCAAAAGAGGTGCCATTGGATATGGCTGAGGTTGAGGACAAAGGTATACTTTTTGACTCAGCTATTCTTGTCACCTCTTCCAACACAGCCCACGTGCCAACAAATGCAAATGTGAACCATGCGGAAGCTTACAAAAACCGCATGAATGTTGTTATCCAATGTAGGAGGAAGCCTGAGTACTCCCCTATGGGTATGGAACTTGAAGGCACGTTCCAACCATTTGATCCACGGAATCCACAAGCCTCAATCGAGTGCATGTTGCAGCATCGTGAAACGCATGCACCTATTACTGGTTGGATTTCTGCTGGAGCTGCCATGGCTGAGGCAGTTAACCAATTCCGCTTGCACAGGGAGAAAGAAATGATTTTGCAAAGTAATCATCTTTCTTCTTTCCGTCCTGCGCATCCCATTTACACTGAGTGCGCTACTTTCTTGAGCATGTACGCACGAGACGCAAGTTTTGTGCCACCAGTGGATCTTGGTTGTAAATGGGAGATTCCAAGTGGATACATGACCATAGCTGCTGTGGATGGTCGTGTTTTTGGATTTTCACAGCTTGGGGTGTGTACTGAAATCTCCAAACAAATGAAATTTACTGAGGAGATGGAACAGTACACCCTTGATAAATTTGCCCCAGATATTACGAAGACAATGGCTTCACAAAGCCGTTTTAAACTCGTTGGGGCTTTTTTGAAAGGAATGATTAGGGAGGAAGACAATGTTGTTTCGCTTACCTCCCTAGGCCCAAAGAGCACTGCAACTCAAAGAGAATTCTTTGAAACTCTTGGGCTTGCTGAGCGGGTGTATCTCCGTGCTGTACAAAAGAAAGTGAATAAAATTCGCACGGATCCCGCATTTGATGTTGAGGCGCTGCATGCTAGGCTACTGAGCACAATTGCAACTTCCTATGAGTATGTTAGGACTTATGGGCCTAAAATTTTCCCCATACTCATGGGATTTGTTTGTGTAGTTTTCGCATGCTATGGATTCATCATGCCCCTGCTTTCTTTCGCCTCAGGGGGTTCTGCTGTAGGTGGGATGGTCGCAATGGAACAGATAGCTGCGGCTTCTGTAGTTTCTTCTGGGTCGAGTCCAGTTGCCCACCGAAATCGTGCACCACCAGTACAACCAAGGTATGCTAGGCATCGTTTAGCTGGAGCTTCAGCCGAAGATGCTTATGCTTATGAAGAAATGATGGTGGTGTTGTACGTTGATTCAACTGTTGCTCCAGTTGTCAACGCTGTTAGAGGACCTGGTCGTCAATTTTTTAACTCGCACCAGGCCCTCATGATTCCCAACAATAGCACCGTTGTGGCTCATTTTTCCACACGTGATGTTGTTGAGATTCATTGGGAGCATGACGTCGTCAGGAAAGGCGAAAAGAAAGACACCGAAATTATTCAGTATCGCTGTCCTTCTATTCCTGAACTCCCCTCTCGCTGTAAGAAATATTTTGAATATGATTTGGAGAGGGACTTCCCTGGGCCATTTACTTTGGATGCCAGCTGTTATAGAATGCAGAGTCCAGGGAAGATTGACATAGAGCTGGTAAGTTGGACTGACCATGATCGGGAACTCCGCACTCGCCCTTTAGTTATTGCTGATCCATTTGGCGAGGATAGATATAGAAGGGAGATTCCCCAGTACATTCAATATGGCAGACCAGATCAACTCCATGATTGTGGTGCTATCTGTGTGGCCAAAATTGGAGGTCAACATAGAATTGTTGGCTTAGTCATTTCCACAGATAAACACAATACTGGGGTTGGATTGTTACCGTCGGCGCTTCATATGACAACCTGTTCCCTTTCCTATGTGCCTGAGGAATGGGAGGAGGCGCCGCGGGGTTTGAAGAAATTGGGTTGGAACGATCGTTCTGAACTTCCACATATGCCGCGGAAAACCCAATATGTTGCTGTTAATGAGGATCTTGCGATTCCATTTGATAACCCCAAGATACCAAGTGTCTTGGTTTCAGATGATCCTCGTACTGTAGGCACGCCCGTTGAGGGTAAAGATCCTGTCTTGGTTGCAATGGAAAAATTTTATGAACCAATGACAGATTTTACAGAAGAGGAAGTCCGCCCAGGTCAAACTGAGGTTAGTTTATTTGAACAAGTTTGTGATGACATTGTGCAAACTTGGTTTGATGCTGGTGCGGAATTTGAGGATGTGGAGGATGATGTCGTGATCAATGGTGATGATGATTTTGATAAGCTGATCATGGACACATCTGAAGGTTATCCCTATGTGCTTGAGAGAACGCATGGGGAAAAAGGAAAAACCCGATATTTTGAGGGTGGACCTGGGGCTTACACTTTAAAGCCTGGAACTTCTGTATACAACGATTATCATAAATTACAGGAAGAAGTCCAGGTTGAGGGTGGAATCCCTGAAATGGTTTGCATCGAGTGCCCCAAAGATGAATTGCTTGTGGAACGTAAAGTTCTACAAAAATTAGGCACTCGAAACTTTGAAATATTGGAATTGCCCAAAAACATGCTTTTTAGAAAGAAATTCTTACATTGGGCTTTGTTTCTCTCAGACATGCGATGGTGCTTGCCGTGTCAGGTAGGTATTGTCGTTCAGGGGCGTGAATGGGGGCTCCTGATGGACCGTCTTGCTGCGAAGAATTCGGTTGCATACAACTGTGATTATTCAAAGTTTGATGGCCTCATGTCTTGTCAGGTGTTGGATGCTATAGGAAAAATGGTGAATAAATGCTATTCCAATGCCAACCCCAATTTAAAAAAGAAGGGCAAGGGCGAGCTGCCCGGTAGTCCTCCCCAATTAGCTAGGTATAATTTGTTAATGTCCATTTTTGGTAGAAAGTGCCTAGCTAGATCCCAAGTTTTTGAAGTTCGGGGTGGGATCCGTCGGGGTGCACTTACCGTTTTATTGAATTCTGTGTTTAATGAAATTCTCATACGGTATGTGTACAAAACTGTAATTCCATCACCAGAGTTTAACCGATTTGAAACTTTTGTGACTCTGGTGGTTTATGGTGACGATAACCTCATTGCAGTTGATCCTTCAATGCAAAAGATTTTCACTGGTGAGGTTATTAAGAAAACATTGGCAAGGAAGAAGATCACTATTACTGATGGTAGTGATAAATTATCCCCTGTGCTTGAGGCTAAACCCCTTGCGCAGTTGGATTTCTTGAAACGTTCCTTCCTTGTTTCTGATTCAGGGCAGGTTATGCCGGCGCTAGATAGAACTTGTATATATTCTTCTTTGTTGTATCTGCGCTCAGCTGATTGCGACCCAATACCTCTCTTGCACCAAAACGTGCAAAATGCTCTGCAAGAGTTGTATTACCGCCAGGATCGTGAAGAGTTTGATAATCTTCGAACCTTTTATCTCGAAAGATTACCAATGTGGCGGAATGGTCAGCATCGGTTACTGGATTGGAACCAATGTGCTGAACACTGGCGGGCTCGTTATACAGGATGTCCTTCCGATAATCCTGCTGGTGTTTTGGATATGCTGGTTGACCCAAGGTGTAAAAGTTTCATGCTGCCAGCTGGTCCTGCTAATTGGTCTATGCCGATAGCAGACCGCATTTTTGTCTGTGGGCCCAAGTTTTCCGCAAGTGGGCCCTCATACACCTTGTGTTTCAATCGTCTTGCTGCAGGTGAGACAGGCGTACAAATAAAGCCTGTTCACGCTGCAACTCAAGGAGCTATGCCTACTGCTAAATTTGTTGAGAGTTTCCGCTCTATAAAGAAGAGACCTGAGCTTGAATTAGCCATCTCTGCTTATGAGAGCGGAAGCAACCTATATTTTAAAGGTTGTGCTCCTTACAATGATATCTGGGCTTGTGCGATATCTTTTTGTTCTGCTTTTGGATATGCCCAGAAACAAGTACTCCTCCACATGTATGATAATTGTAAGCGTTTAGGGGCTAGTTCTTTGAGGAGCTACTTCAATAAAAGCTTGGTTGGCGATGGTTGTGCACGTCGTTGTGAGATTCACACGACGCCTGCTATTGCTAAACAAGTTGAACGCCTTCTTCCACAGGTTCAATGCAAGCATTGTGAATATGATCCTGAGTTTGCATCAAAACCTACTACCCAATTGCGTAAATGCACAGATCCTGGTGTAGATGGAGGCAAGGCGATGTATATAGTTCGTGGCCTAGGTAGAACTGCAGCCAAGCTGGTTTGTTCAGATATATGTGATGGACATTTAATGTCTTGTAACACTTCATTTGATAAAATGGTTGTGAATCTGTTTAGGCGATCTTGTTTTAAATGCCTTTAACTAGGTGCTTGTTTTTTTCTTTGTTTTGATTCTTCTAACCAGGATTGGTAGCCCTGCTGGCATTAGTTTGCTGGTAACCATGCTGTACATGGTTGGTTAGATAGAAGCGTCAATAAACCGGGACTTTAATTAGTTCCGTTTTAGGTTCCTGCCCTTATTAGGGTGGTCCGGTCCTTAGGTGGATCGGGAAGCTGTATAAACTCAGCTTCTTGGGGCGAGAGCCCAAGAATGTCTGTCTGTCAGCTGCTTGTGTAAATGAGCTTTCCCCAGGATAGCTCTCCTGGGCACACAAGTGAAAACTACTGTCGTGGCAGGTTAGTAGCCAGACGACCGGAGTAAAATCTCTAGTTAATAAAATGTGTTGAGCCGTTGTTTCAGGCAGCTTTGTTGGGTCTATTGAGTTTTCTAAAGCTGCTTTGCTATTTGCTGTTGTTTGAGCCCACTGTTCATATTTGGTTTGGGGCCTTTTATGTTTCCTAGTGTCGTGTTTGTCCAACAC